GGCATTTAAAACCATTTTTCTGAACAAGTTTATTTCTACCCGCTTGTCTTTCAGTTAATTTTACAGATGCTATTGTATCTGATAAAAAATCAACATCAGGATATTGGTAAGATAAATAACGTGCTACTGATTTTTGTAGTTCATATTCCTCGTGTTTCATTGTTGTTGTTGTTATTGTTCTTGGTTATTAAATTCCGTATTTTTTCGTGAATTCAGGGTGCTTTAAAATCGCTTTTCCTATTTCCCTGCCCCCATCATTATCGCTTGGGAAATGAACTCCTAAATAAATACGACTATAAGTAATATCTTCAATTAATTCTTTACAATATTGATATTCCGTTGGGTACTTATTACCAATTACATTTAGAATCACTATTGATTGAATTGTATGTCCTGACGGATATGATGGCGTATTAGCAGAAAGACTTTTATAAGGAAAAAGTTTTAACTTATAATATTGAGCCAACTGAAAAGGTCTTGGTCTTTGATAATGAAATTTAAGTTTAAAAATTAAATTTTGAATGTCTTTAACTATTTCTGTAATCAATTCTTCAACCTCAATATCTTTTTGTTTAAATATGCTTGATATTGCTTGAATTAAATGCCTATCATACGCTAAATATCTTTTTAGATAGTTTTGGTTTTCAGGTTGCAAAACAATATCAATACTATCTTTAATTTCGTTAAGTTCGTCCTTAACTAATTCAGAATCGTTTTTAGGTATTACTAAATCCTTAAAAGTATCAAATAGGTCATCTACTAAACAAGTACCATTTATGAATGCTAATTGGTCTTGAGTTGGATTTCCGTATGTTATGTCATTAAATTCCATAGTATCTTTAAATTAAGATTGCGCTACACAGGTAGTCATATAATTATTATAAGTACTTTGCATTTGTTCTTGAGAAGTAAATTTTACAGTACTTGAAAACTTTAGCCATTTTTCTTTACAAGGGTCTATTCTTGGGTCAATAACTTCTTCAATTTTTTTTTCTTCTACTGATTCGTCAATTTCCCCACCTAAAACTTTAGGTGGTTCTGTCTGACTTGAACTATCAGGAAACGCTTTATTAATTGATGCCGTAGCATTTTTATTACTTCTCATTTTAATTAAAAAGTAACCAACTACAAATCCTGCACCAAATAAAATTATTGTTCTTTTATCCATTACTAATCTTTAAACTTGTTTACTTGCGATACAAGAGTCAAATTTTTCTTTTCTTATCTGACCTAAATCTGCTCCTGCTGATGGTCTAATTGTTGCCATAAAATCGTCCGCTTCTTTATTACAAGCGTCTATTGTCGCTTGGTCGGGTGCGGGAAGAATTGCGTCTGTTGTTACAATTTCATCAGTAGAACCTGAATTGTCTTTTGATTTTTTTAAATAACCAACCAATAAATAGCCAAATACTACTCCTGCTCCTACTAATACTATATCTCTTGTATTCATAATTTTAATTTTTAAGAATTAATTATTTTGCTTTGTAAACAGTCATACCTGTTTTTGTTTTTGATGCTACATACGTTTTACCGTTGTACATAAATGATGCTGAATTACTTTTTTTGGCTTCCAACATTGCTTTGAAATACCCGTTTACCGCTTTTGCCATAATTTCTGTTTTTAATTGTTTTTGTTTTTTAAATAATTTTTTCCGTTATAATAAAAAGTAGAAACTCCAATAACAATTAAACTTAATTGTATAAATTTTGGCAATGTTTTACCTTTTAATCCTGCATAAACACAAATTGGAGCAATAACAAAAACATCAATAACCCTAATTGCTTGGCTCTTTTGAAATTCTTCTATCGTTTCTGTTCTAATTTCGTTTATTTTCATATTTTTAAAGTTTTTACTTTTATTTTTTAAAAAATTTCAAAACTCTTTGAACGTTTTTTCCGTCATACGGGACTTTCCCATTTAACCAATCTTGTCTTGCTTCACAACCGCAATCTTCTGTTATTGAATCTACAATCATTTTAATTCCTGTAAATTTAGTAATTTTTGCAACAGTATCGCCTAATCCTTTACTTTTTTCCATAGTAATTTGTTGTTAATTTACTTGGTGTTATTTTAAATAATCTTTGTTTGCTAATTTGTAACTCATATAAGCGACAGAAGTTACTCCTAATGCAACGCCAACTACTATACTTCCTAAAACGGTAATTAAAGCGCCTTTACCAATACTATAACCTTTAGAGTAAGAGTAAATAGCAAGACCTAAAGGTACTGCTAATAAAACTACTTTACCATTATTTGATTCAGTTGCCATAACCTAATTATTAAGTTGTTGAATACTTTTTACCCAACGCTTTTTTAACGTTGTATTTAACTTCTTCAACGTCATCAACTAAATTGAGGAATTCATCGTTTGGTTTTTGGTCTTCATTCAGTTTTGCAATTGCTTTTCTGTAATATGTAATTCCATATACTGAAAACGCAATCAAAAGCCCGAATACAAGCAAACTTTTAAAATCCATTGGTTTTTGCGACCCCATACTTTCAAATACGTCATCTCCACCGCCTGACGGTGCTACGGGTGCGGTTGCAACGGGTGCAGGTGCTACGGGTGCGGTTGCAACGGGTGCTACTGCTACTTCTGTTTCCATAATATTTTATTTATTAAATTTTTTATATGCTAAATATCCTAAAACCAATACGCCAACTATTAGCAAATTAGTTTTGTTTTTTTCTAAAAATGTTTGTGGCGCAAGTTCAGTACTTGGAGTTTCATTTATTTTTTCAATACTTGAAAGTGGAACAAACGCTAAACCATCTGATGTTCTTACTTTTGCGGTTGCAACAGTAGGTTTTGACTCAATTCCTTTAGTCATTTGATTGAAAACAAATTTTTCAATTTCTATGCCTTGTATAACATCTCCTTTTTTGAAAATTATATTTGGGTCGCCATTTTGTAAAAGACCCCAAACTATATCTTCTTTTAATTTATATTTTTCCATAAATTTTTACTTATTAAACTTTTTATATGCTAAATATCCTAAAACTAATGCACCAACTATTAGTAAATTAGTTTTGTTTTTTTGTAAAAATGAAATTGGTTTTAATCTTGTTTCTAAAATTAATTTAGAAGTCAACGGGGTTGAATCATCTACTTTATCTGCATCATAGCCTATAATATAAGTATCATCAGAAAAAATAAGATATGGTGTCATTACTGCACCACGACCTCCGCCACCTGTTTTTGCAATTTCAATGACATCTCCTGCTTCAAGAGTGCCAATAACATCAGTTCCCGCATCTCCAAATATATCTTTTTTATTTGGATTAACTTTTAGAATATCAGTTCTTTTATTAACTTTATATTTTCTAATTTGCTGATTTTTAGCATCTTGATACTGTTTGTTTAAATCATTATCTATTTGCGAATTTGTTCTCGGAGGGTTCATAGTTAATTTTTGTTCAATTTCAAGATTAACAAGACCATCAATTTCTGATATTTTATCAAGTGAATTAATTGGGAAACGAATTCCAAAAAGTTCTCCTCTTGCTTGACCAAAAAAATCACTTGGAATAGTAGCCCCTAAATCTTTTAATTCTTTGTCGATGTTTTTACTTACCTTAACAAATGCACCAATAGTTCCGTTTTCCCCTTTTGGAAATCCGAAATTATTATTTAATGCCATTCTTGTACTTGCGGATAGTTTTGCTACATTCATAATTCCTATTTTTTATTTTTAAATGCTCTTACTATTAAGATTATTCCCGCCAAAGCACCTAATCCACCATAAATAAATCTATGTTTTTGTAAATGCTCAACAAACTTACCTTTGTTAGAACTTAACTCTTTACTTTCGTTATTTTTAGGCTTTCCGATTACCCCTAATTCAATTACTGAATTATCAATAACCTCATCTTCATTTTTCAACTTTATTTTTTTACCTTGAAGTTCACTTGCCTTAAAAATTTGAGAAACATAGCCAATATAAGAAACTTTAAACTCTGAATCAGAATTTATCATTTCACTATCTAAAACAAAATTTCCGTCCAAGTCTGATTGTTCCCCAATTTCATTCGATTTATCTTCAGTAACAATAACAATGTTAGCCAAAGCCATTGGCTGATTATGAGTATCTAAAACTTGTCCAAATATCTTCATTATTATTTCCCTCCTGTTATTCTTTTAATCGTGTAATAATTAACAATAGCCCCTAATGTAAAAGACACAATACCAACTACAACAAATATTGTAGATAAATGCTGATGTGTTTTTGATTGCGTTTGTTGCTTATTTTTTTCGTCATTTGAGGGATTTTGAGTGCCTACTTGACTATTTTGAACTGCTTCTTCCATAACTATAATAAAATAATGTTGCTCCTGCGATTATTGATAAAACACCAACCGCTATGTAATTTTTGTATGCTTTAACTGCTAAACCAAAACTTCCCTCTTTAAGCCATTCGCTCGGTAGTTGTTCTAATATTTTTTTCTTTACTTCCCAAACTCTTAATTTACCGTCTTTTACTTGACGGAAAGCAGGATTTGCGTTATAAATTGCACCTGCCGACAAACCTAATCCCTGAATAACCCAATCGTCAGGTTTTCCAATTGCAATAGGAAAAAATGTTACAAAATATGTATCTGTATAGTTTTTTAATTTACCTGCGTAACGCTTATAATACTCGAAAACTAAATCTAATTGTTCAGAATAATTCATTTTAGCAATGTCTGAAATAAAATATCGTTTACCGTTTATTGTTTTATAGTTTTTTCCTTTATCGGGACAAAATTGAATTAAACCATAACAACCAATATTATTGCCTTTCGATGGACTAAAGGTTCTTGCAGTTTCAAAATACATAATTGCCATTAACCAATTTGGGTCAATTTGCAACTTACTTGAAACCTCCTTAACTTTTTTTATAAAACCACTCCTATAAGAAGCAGGTACTTTATCTTCGTATATCAAAACCATTTACCACAATATTTTATCAGCATACCAACCGTTTGTTCCGACTTTGTGTCGGTCTTTTTCGTGTCTTTGCTTGTACAACCTACGTCTTTCTTTAGCATATCCTTTCGGAAAATACCCTTTCTTTTCTTTCTCCAAGTAGGTCGGGTAATCATTCATACCCAAAGCCCCTATTGAAGCAACTTTTTTACCATTCTTAAAAACATCAATTTTTTTCAGCCTGTTAGTTGAGGGCTTTATTTCAACCCTCAATATATCTGCCTGTGCTTTTGAATATGGTAAAATTTTATAAGCCATTATTCTCCACAACCACAACCACTTGCACTATAAAAGCCATCTTTGTTTTTTTTAGGTGTGCTATTCCAAATAAAAACAATAGCACCTATAACAACTATCCCCGCAATAATATAACCTTTATTCATAACATTTAATTTTAATTATTTATAATCGTTTTTAAACCACAAATCTAAAAACCCATTTACGCCTAACATTTTTAACAAATAACCTCTACTCTCTAAAGGTATGGTTCTGTTATTTAATAGTTGCTCCGTTGTCATTTTACCTTTAACTTTATTTCTCATAGAGTAGTAACCTGCGTTGTAAGAAACCATTACCTTGTTTAAGTGTGCGACATCTCCGTCTTTAAACGCCTCTAAAAGCCATCTTAAAACCGCAGTACCAATTGCTATATTAAATTCAGAATTTCTTTGTAGTGCTACCCGTATTTCGCTTCTTATTGCCGATGTTGGTAATTTATTTGGATTATAACTTTTACTTGACGGAATTGCTTTGTTGAAAAAAGATTTGGCTTTATCCGAAAGAGGGGATTTAACCATAACTTGCCATTTAGCAAGTATTTCCCAAACAGTATTTGGAGTAACTTGCATAAGACCCGTTGCATCAAATCTATTAGGCGGTGCATTAGTAACGCCACTTTCTGTGCATATAAAACCTGCAATTATTGAATTGTCGATTTCAAATTCTTCTCCCCAAGTGGTAATAAATTTAGAGTAATCTTTAAGAACTTTATCTAACAAAGATTTATTGCCTTTAATAACCCCCTTATCTGAATATTTAAAATTCCCTTGCGAAAAACTTCTATTAACGTCAGGGACTTTCATCTCTACTTTAGTGTACTTTCCCATAATATTATTCGCTTAAAGGTTTTTCATCGACAGGTGTTTCATACTCTTGTAAAGTAATTGTTCCGCCTCTAATTCTTCTAACGTTACGAGTAAGATACTTCGTAAGAGCGAAGCCTCCGATTGCGACACCTATAATGCCTACTATTAATAAAATTTTTTTCGCTTTGGTCATTTATCGTCTTTTTCCAAAATAATTGATTGCACCTGCTGAAAGTATCAGTAAAGCACCACCTACTACTAAACCACCCCAACCGATTCCTGATTTTTTTTCAGGGTCACTTGGAGGTTTGTTTTCAAGTGCTTCTTTTTCTAATAATTCTTTCTGCTCTAACTCTTCTTTTTCCTTTGCTTCAAGGGCTAACTTATCTGCTTGTTCCTGTTCCGTTTTCGCTTTTAAATCTGCTCTTTTTTTAGCAATTTCACGGCTTTTTACTTCCGCTTCTTGTCTTTTTTTCTGAACAAGTTCTTTTAAATCATCTCTTAAATCATTTTGGGTGTCCGTAATGAATTCAGTAATCTCATCTAATTGTTCTTGCGATTCCTCTGTTGGATTTGCTTCGTGTTCCGCTCTCGATACTGCTAATTTTTCATTAAGTTTAGTTAAACCGTCTAATCTTTTTCCAATCGAAGCAGGTACTCTGTTGTCCAATGCTTTTAACAAATCATTAATTGTTTCCATAGTGTTTTAATTTAATAAAGTTATTTTAATCTACAAATATAAAAAAATATTACAAATACTAATAATTATTATCTTGTTTTTATTTATATGTTTTTTAACAAGTCTTCTAACAAACTATTAGCGATGATTTTTTGTCCGCTTGGTGTCGGGTGTATTGCATCGCTTGTCATACTACTTGGAATGTTGAACTTATCAACAATAGTAGCGTTTTTAATAGTTGTTTTTATTGAATTTTGGTAATCAACATATTTGTTTTTCAACTCAATCATTCCTGCTTTTGTAGGAACATTTGTTGATGGCTTTAACTTGTTTTCGTCCATAAATCTTTTAGCATCATAACCAATTATTACAAAAGGCTCTGCACCTTTGCTTTTGATTAAATCTACCATTTTTTGAACGTTCTGTAATGCTCTTTGCTTTGAAACTCCGCTAAACATATCATTTATACCACCATAGATATAAACTCTATCGTATTTATTGGTTTTTAACTTTTCCGTAAGATTTGCTAAAATCCAATCAGTTCTTTTACCTCCTTGAGCCACAACATCAACTTTAACCCCTTTAGGTTCTAATTCTTTTTTTATGACGTTTGGATAAGTTGAAGTTACGGGCTTTCCACCGCTTTCGATTGCAGTAATAGAATCCCCGACAAAAAGAACGCTACCAACAGGTTGCGCCTTTTTGCCGAAGAATTTCTTTACTGTAAAGTATATGATTGTAATTCCAATCAATGACGTTACTGTGTAAAATATTTTCTTATTCATATTACTTTTTTAATTGTGCAAATGCTCTTTTTTTAGCGTCATTCCAACTTTCCCCGTCCTTACGAATTTCTTTAGCCAAAATATTTGCTTGTTTTAACATTTCGCTTCCGCTTGTTGCTTTTTTAGTTCCGCCACCATCAGACATACTATCTTTTAAAATTTCTACTTTTAAAATGTCTTTTTTTGGAATATCAAATTTTTCATTTGAAGTAAATATTAAATCATTATAAAATTTAGTAACACCACCTTTAGAAACTTTTTTATCTTTAGTAGTTATCAATAATTTCTTATTTGTTCGATGAAAATAACTAATCATATCGTAATCAATATCTTTTGCATCTACTATTCCATAGTCAGGAAAAGCACCCCCATTAGACATCTGTTGCATTGCTTTTACTTTTCCTGCAACTTTGTCGCCAACCTCTTGGGCTTCTTCTTTTGAGTAGAATTTACCATACTCTTCTTGGTATTGGCTCTTTACAGGTTTTCCCTCGTACTGTTTTGCTACTTTAGCAGAAAGTTTGTCAAAGTTTGAAATTTTACCTCCGCCTTTGAACATTCCTGTTTCCATAAACTTTTTGAATTTAGCCAACGCTTTTTCGTGTTGTTCAGTAACAACCTTTTCAGTTAAACGACTTGGTTTTGAAACTTCTAAAGTATGATAAGGGTCTTCAAAAACAATGAACTTGAATGTTGAATAGCCATTCTCACGAGTAATTTTACCACCTTGAGCAGAAGTCGCTAATTCGCCTCTTGAGGTTTTAAATGTTGATATTTTCCAATCGTGTCCATTAAAATCATCAACGTTTGTAGTCGCTTTCCAACCGTAAGAACCTTTTCCTATTTGAGTTTGTCCAATTTTAGGCTCTGATTTTCCTGAAGTAGTAGGCGTTGGTTCTGCCCCAATAGGTTCAGCCCCTTTCTTAATCCAATACCCATTAGCAGGTTTAACTTTGCTTCCGTCTTTTAATTCAACCTCAACAACATCGTTTTTTCCAACATAGTTTGCTTTGGAAGTTATATCTCCGCCTTTAGCAAGTACATAAGCACCATTTAAAACATCAGAGCCATTATAAGTAACTTCTTTGCCTTTACGTTTAACTGTAACGGTTTTGATGTCTGCTTTAAGAATATATTTTCTTTCTTTTTTGAACAAATAATCTTTTTTCATTTGAGTAAAAATATCATACAGAGCAGATTGCCAATTTCCAAATTCTTTGTAGTACTCGTTATTGTTTTTACCACTTCCGTTTTTATTTAGATACTCAACAGTTAATTTGCTTTTTGGCATTTTGACTACATCTAAAACTTCTTTATCTACTTTTCCGTCTAAATCTGAATTACTTACAACCCATTCTTTAAAATCATCAACTTCCCAATCAATAGGTTTTCTGTTGTCGTAATTATGGAAATCTTCATTTGGATTGACAACAGTTTGCCACCAATCTTTTTTTACAGAACCGCCTTTAGCGTAAACGTCATTCATAAAACCACCGTCAGCAAACAAAAACTTTACTTCTTTTATTAATTCAAAAGGTGTTAAATCTTGATTGTTTTCAACTTTTCGTTTTAAATTAGAATAAAAGTTATCAGCGAATTCAGCAGAAAGTTGTGGCGACATATTAAAATCTTTTGGCAATCCTTTTGCGCCATATTTTCCTATTTCTCCCTCATATATAAAAACGTGTCTTCTATTATTAAAACCACTACTAATACCTATTGTAAATTTTCCAACTTGTTCTTCTTTGAAAATTATTTCTTTACCAAAAATGCCATCAAAACTTCTAACCTGACCACCGTCAGCAAATTTTTGTACGATTTCAAATTCAATACTTGAAACTCTTGCAATAGAAAGAGCAAGGTGTCCTCTTAAAACATCTTTAAATGTTTGATTGTAGTTTAAATAGAAGAATTGAGAGTTCAAAAATTTCTCAACACCTGCTTGATTTTTATTTACTAATTTATTCACAAGCATTTCTGTTTCCTGTTCGTCTAATTCAATATTAGAAAAACTATTTGGAACTAATCTTTTAACTTGTAAATTACTTAAAGCAAAAGGAGTTCCTGAATCAGACCAACTTCCATAAAGAACTTCGTATGGAACTAACTCACAACCTTTAAATTGGTCTTTTAATTTAATTCCAAAAACATAAGTTTCTTTATTTCCGAATGAGTCTTGCAATCTAACAATGTATTTTGCGATTGCTTTACCATTCATAACTTGTTTGAATCTATCAACTTCGTATTTGTCAAGAAAACCACCGTCTTCATAAACACCATTCATAAAACCACCATCAGCATAGCCTTTTCTTGCAGGTGCTTCAAATTTTATAATCATTTTTCCGTCAGAATCTCTTGAGAACATATCAAACTCTTCGTCTGTTATAAAATATTCTTTTTTGTCAACTTTAATTCTTGTTCCTGAAGTACCTGCTAATTTATAAAAATCATTAGCCAATTTTCCCATACCTAACCCACGATAAGTAATTCTACCTTGTTTAAGTCTTTCTTTGAAATTTGGTATATCTTTTACAGATGTAACAACCATTCCGCCTTTAGCGTAATTTTCTTTTTTTAAACTATATTCAACAAAAAAGCCGTCTTCCCCTCTTTCATCAATACCTTTTTTAATCAAAGAACTTGAAAGTCTTTCCCCAAAATAAGTTTCTATACCTTTTTTGTTTTTTTCAGAAATTGCTCTTGTTTTAAAACTTAAAGTTCTATAATTTTCAACTTCTCCACCTTTAGCAAAAGAATCTCCATAGGATAAATACTTTGTCAATTTATCTAAATCCCCTGTTGGCTTAAATTTATCATTAGGTTTTTTTTGAGATTCGTTTCTTAATATGTTTAAAGCGTTTTGCTCCCAAACACTATTCCCAACTTTTGATTTAACTTCATCGTAAACTTCTTTATTTGTTAGGTCTTTTATATTCATTTCTCCGCCTTTTGCGTAACGCAAATAATTAGGGCGTTTTTCTAAACCTAATTCTTTTCCTGCTTTATTTGCTTCTTCTAAACTTTTATAGTTTCCAATAAAAACATCATCATTTTCATTTCCATTGATTTTATATAAGTCAAAACCATTTTTTAAAGAAACGAAAGTATCATAAAATAGATGATTAACTTCTCCACCATCAGCATAAGTATTCATATAACTTGAAGTTTTTGGAATTGCACCGTCAAAATATCCGCCGTCAGCATAAACATTATTCATAAAACCACCGTCTTCAAACTTCGCATTATTCCAACTAAATAATTCCGAGTTAGCAGTAAATTTTTGTTTTCCGCCATCGCTACTGTAAGCAATTTCTCCTTGTTCATCTCCGTCCCCGTCAAATATCGTAAACACGGCATTTGAAACACCGTTTTCATCAGAGTTAATGATTGGCTCAACTTCGTACTGTTCGTCCTTGTAATCAAACGTATAGTCATCTCGTAAGTCAATACCCTCCATTCCTTTCAAGAAACCTTTCAAGTTTCCAAAAGCATCGTCTGTAAAGTTTTTGGTAATTTCTGTTTTATCTCCCGCAGTAACAACTATTGGTTCGACAACTTCTTTGTTTTCGATTTCTTCCATTTCCATTTCGTCATCATCGTCATCGTCAACTTCTTCCTCTAATTGGTCTTCCATTATTTCTTTTTGCCCGTCAAGGTAGTGAGTAATATCTGAAAGGTTTTGAGTTGCAGTTTCCATTTTTGCAACCACCCAAGCAGGAACAGGTATTTTATCTTCTAAAATATCCTCTAACTCCTCGTGATGATGTTCTACCTCAACGTTTTGATTCATAATCATACGTTGGTTATCACTAAATTCAGCAATGTTTCCACCGTCAGCATAATTTAAAAAATACTCCCCACCTAAATTATCTCTAACTTTCATTGCTCCATATTGTTTGGCTTCTTTAAGAGCCTTTTCTAAAGTGTTAAAAGTCATTTCGTTTCCATCATAATAGAAATAGAATACATAAGGTTTGTGTTCTTCAATACCCCCACCGTCAGCAAAATTATTTTTATAACCTTGTTGTAAAAGTTTAAATTCTTCTTCCGCTTCATTAATATTGTCAAAAGAATATATCATTTTTCCAATTTGAACCCCATAACTTTTTGAATCTTCACTTTTTTTAAGTAGTCTTAAAATCTTATTATTATCAGATTTATTTTCAAAACCTTTTGTTTTAGATTCTTTTAATATAGTACCAAGAATTTTTCCTTTTATGTCTTTTACTTCTCCGCCAACTGCATATTTAGTTTCGTAACCTTTTAAGTTCCAAATTTTTTCTAAATCCTCTTGCTTATTACGATTGTAATTTTCAAGAACCGAAACTTGGTCTTTACCACTAAAAGTATATCCTTTTTGCTCTTTACCTTTATTCAAAAGAAGCAATTTAATTGGTTTTTTTGAACCTACCGAACGCTCATAAACAACTTGAATTTGTCCGCCGTCAGCATAGTATTCTCCATTACGAAGCCCTTGATAAAGTTCTTCTGCGTTTATAGGGTCAAACCCTAAATCACGTTCAAAACCTAATCCAAATCTTCCTCTATAAGTTTCAAGGTCGTTACGGCTTACTGAACCTACTTCAGCACCATATCCTAAATCAACAATAGCCCAAAGGTAATCAGGGTCTTCAGGGTCGGAATTTAGAATATACCATCTTCCATTTCCTGTGGGATTGAATATCTTGGCTACAACCTCTTGTTTAGAGAGGTCGCTACCAAGTGAATATTGTTTGAATAATTGTCTGTCTATTGTTTTATTAAATAACTTCATAGTATTTGTAAATTAATCGTTTTTATGTGTGTTAGATGTAGGCATTGGTAAATCAATAAATTCAAATGCTCTTGGGTTTATTTTTCCAAAGTTTTCAGCAGAACCTCTGTTTGATTGAGTCATTCTTGCTCTAATTCTATTATCGTCATTTAAGTCGATGTTTTCATCTATTGGACTTATAACTACTTCATTACTTTTAATAGTAACTGTACTTGTTAAATCAATTGGCTCGTCAAGAGTTTCAATGTAAACTTCTTTTGTAGGGTATCTGTAATTGAATTCGTTATCTGCTTTCATAAATCCGTCATTCTCTTCAAACATTCCACCGTCAGCGAATTTTTTATCTTTAGTGTAGGGTACAATTAATTTTAGTTTTTCTTCTTTTGTTAAAGATTTAAAAATAGGAACGTGCGACATTTTAAATAATGCTTTTTCTTTTGTATCAAAAAATTCAACTTTACCATAATTCCCT